TATAATCCGCAAATCCAGATTTCCGCCAAATCCGAAACGAAGCGTCCAAATTTTGGGCTTTGACTTAAAACGAAGCGTCCAAAAACAGGCGAGCGCACAATAACTAAAAATGCAACCTCGGAAGGCTGCATTTTTAGTTTTAACCAATCACTTAAACAGGCTTTAAATGACATTCAAATATCGGTCGAAACCCTTTGTCAATCCGGTAAAAATCACTATATTTGCATAGTGCTAAGCAGCATTTTCACAATGGTTTTCGCCCTGCTTCTTATACAGCATAATGTCTGTATAATGGGCAGAATAGTTCATGTGCGCATTGAACTCTACCTTTTGACAATCCTTGAACGGGTTTCCAAGTGCCTTGTTGTTTCCAATCCATTCGCACAACTCGATTATCGATGACTTGTTGGATGTGAAATAGACGAAAGGCTTGTCCCGGAGCACATTCAAGACATCCAAATAGTCGGAAAGCCGCCAATACATTTTATATGTGCCGACTTCCGTTGACAAATAAGGCGGATCAACAAGGAACACAACACCAGAAATATCCTTGTACCTCTCATACAGATCCTTGTAGTCACAAGACGTGATGGTCAATCCCTCCAGATAGTCGGGACAAAGCGGGTAATCCGTTGTTCGAATGTTGTTATAAAGGGTTTCTTTCCGCATTCCGTCCACGCTCAACTGATACTTCATGGAGAACATCAGGGAAGAGGATATGGTGATGAAGTCCACGTATCCGGCGTTGCGTTCTTCCTGAATGATGCGTTCAAAGATGCGTTCCCTTGCTTCCCCCTTAATAGGCTTATGCCGCGGAACATTCTTTGCTATGTCACGTAAGTCGGCCAGCAGGGCATTTGTCTGCGGAATGGCCTGCAGTCTCATACGGTAACCGTCATAATCATTGTACACGACCGTTGCATCCGGCCTTTTGCATTTGGTGATATGCGACAACAGCCCGCTTCCCCCGAACAGGTCAACAAAGACGGTCTTGTCACTGAACTGTTCCAACACTTTGATGAATTCCTTGGCAAACATGCGCTTCTGCCCAACGAACGGCAATGGTGCCGACAAATAAAGTTTTCTCATACGTTCAACTCGAATTTTATGTTTTCAATCCCGGACAGCAGGTCTTTTGTCCGGGACACGTTATTTTCATAGATATGCACATTGCCAAGATCAAGCGTAATGGATTTGAGGGGCAAGTCTATCTGCCTTGCCATCAGATAAAGATGATAGATGTCGGAAGGGAGGCCGAGGTTGGCATCAGAACTGCGCTGGTACGCCGATACGACCAGCTCACCCTCGTCTATTTGGAATTGCACAAGGCTCAGGCAGGGGGCCTGGTTCGTTTCCACGCCTGTCGCTCCAAGGAACAGCACATAGTTCTTGCTGCTGCGCTTCTCCAAATTGATTTTTGCGATAAGTGGCGGCAACTTTTCAAAATACGTCGGATAGCTGTTTACCAGCGTATGGCCGCAGTAATCCCACCAGGTAATGCCTGCATCCCGGTATTTCTCCACATCTCGCTCGCCCTTCATGAACAAGGTGAGTTCTGTTTTCAGCTTCTTCCGTGCAATGCCGTGGCTCTCGAATATGTCAAGCAGGTCGGCAGGTGTGAGCATCATCCTTTCATTCAGGAGATACCTGATCTGGCCCTTTTTGTTTGTCTGGACTTTGCCCGTTCCGAGTATCTTGTCCAGCATCTGATAATACTTGTTCATCGCCTATTCTTTTTAAGTCAGCACAAAGGTAGCGATGAGGAGCCAGACGGAAGAATTCGCAGGACGAATCACACTGCATCAAGCGTACAGCATTTTCCGAAACGCTTTATCACGTCATAGACTTTGCGCTCGCAGATGGAATACTTGTTGGCCAGATACAATACGGCATAAGTCGTCTTCTCGCCCTTGTTCTTCATTTCCTCAAACTCCGAATAAAGGTCTATATAGCGGACATCATCCTGCTTGATGCCCAGCCTTATGAGCATTTCCAATGGCTCCCTGTTAAATTTAAGTGCTTCAAATAAGGTCATATCCAATCATTTTATTACTTTTGCAGTGCCAATCACTTATTACAATGCAAAAAGCGAACTCGCGACGAGGGTATCGGCCCCCGGTCGTGCGAGTTCGCTTGCGTTGTTTATTAAGTGATTGGCGTTACTTATATCAACAGGCCGGGGGCTTTTTTCTATCCCTCCCCCCGTGGGGACTCATCCGTTACCCGGCTTCATACAAAGCCAAGTCCAGCGCATCCTTCTTCTTCCATCCTTCCTGCAAGGTATCCTGAATGTGCTTCATCGCCTTCACATAGAAGTCCTGTAGCTGCTCCACCGTTTCAAACGTCCGGTAGCTCGGCGCGTCGTCCGTGCCTAACTTGAACGTCACGGGCAGGTTCTGTCCGCCCGTCTGCACGGCAAGGTCGTAGGCCGCCTTGTAGTTGAACTGGTTCTCGCTGGACAGCCATACGGGCTGTCCCTCGTACTCGAAGCCGGACAGGATGCGCTCGTCCGTCCGGGCGTTGTACCATCCCGTTACCAGAGACCGCACTTCTTCCGAGTCCGGCCTGTGGCCGAGTTCCTCTTCCATGTAGGAGGCGGAGCCGTCCTCTTTCTTCTCCACGTCCCAGCGGACGCGCCATTTGCCTTTCACCGGGTTCGTGCATTCCAGCAGCGACACGCCGGCACTTCCTTCCACTCGTTTCATAGCCTAACTGAATACATACTTTGTCCTACCTTTACCGAAGCTCTCCGTCCGGATGGTCGTCTCGAACGGGAAGCCGTCGGGGATTTCCCTCACTTGCGCGAGGATGTTCTTCATCTCCTCGCTGTTGGTGAAGAACTTGCGCGGCTCGCCGTTCACCTCGATGGCGACGATACACCTGTCCTCACCCTGTTCCGTCTTGATGCCTGTCTCGAAGTCCTTCACCACGATGGGAAGGTTCACCAGTTCCCGGATGCTCACCACAGTGCCGGGGAATCGCTTCTTGCCGTCTTCGGGCTTGTAAGCGACGTTCAAGTCCTTGAATGATTTCATGTCTTTGCCTGTTAATTTATTAAACAAATGGCGGCAGTCGGCGTGCTTGGCCATGCCGTAGAAGCTGGCCACCAGCTCGCGACGCCGCCTCCTCGATTTCACCTCGTGCATTTTTCGGGCGAACTTCTGCTTGATGCGCTTGCGCAGCCGGACGTAATCCGGGCGTATCACGAACCCAAGGAAGTCTATGCCCTCGCCCACGGGGAACACCCTCTCGTTAGGCTTTACCGTAAGCCCTATGAGTGACGTCTGCCCGTGGACGGCATCACGAATCTTCCACAATTCCGATTTCGCTTCACCGAGCACGACCCCGTCGTCACAGTACCGATAGTAATGACGGACGCCGTACTTGTCCTTCAAATAATGGTCTAAAAACACAGACAGGAGCAGGTTGCCCGCCCCTTGGGAGCTGCGCAGCCCGAAACTGATGCCTTCCGGCAGCATCGTCACGAACCGCTCCAACAGCACGAGCAGCTTCTTATCCTTGAACACCCTGCGGAAACACCACATCACGAAGTCCTGCCGCACGCTGTCGTAGAAACGGCGGATGTCGAACTTGTAGGCGTACAGCGTGCCTTCCGGGTCTTTCTCCATGTCGCGCCGGATGCAGGCCATGAGGTCGTGCGTGCCGCGCCCCTTTATGCTCGCCCCGGTCGTCCTGATGTACCGCTTGCGCAGATGGCTGTCCACGACGTTCATCACGGCATACACAGCGATGCGGTCCTTCATGGAGAGTATCTGCAGGCGGCGCGCCTTGTCGTACTCCTTGATGTCGCGCTCGTGGTAGCCGCCGAGCGTGAAGCTCGCGTCGGCTATCTTTGCGGACAGCTCGGCGATGGTCTTCTCCCGGTTCAGGAGCAGTTTGCGCCCCTGGCGGTGCTTCTTGCGCTTCCTGCCGCGCAGCACGCGGTCGAACGCCTCCGACATGTTGGAGTAGTCCACTATCTCCTCGATGATGTGCCCTTCCCTGTGCATGGTGACTGCTGTTGGTTTACGTTTACGGAAGATATGGGCCTTCCTTTCCCCGGGCCTGACTTCTTCGAGCCGTCGTCGGCCTACCAAACTCCACCCGACACTTGTTTTTTCAGCTTTCCGGCTTACAGGCCATGCGGCCACGCGCTGTTGCTGCGGCTTGTCTCCCTCGGCTCCGCCTTGGGGACACGTCCCCGGTGCTGTACGCCGATTATTTGATTTCCAGACGCGAGCCGACATTCGTGTTCGTATTCGAAGCATCGTTATTCGCATTCGCATTCGATACGCCGCCATTCGCATTCGCATTGTTGTACCCGCGATAGACCACACGGCCTATGGGGAGACGCCACCTTAAAAATTGTTACAAAGGTAAGCATTATTCCGCCAAAACAAGCGAAAATGCCGCCCTATCAGGCTTTTTGGACGGCTTCCTCAAAATCCCAAAATTTTTCGACCGGCTTCGCCGGTGGTCTTTCGCTGCGCTCACGCTTTGACGCTTTGGCTTTCGCCCTGCCGTTTTCCGCTCACGCCAGCCCGCTTATCGCCTTGTACGCGCTGACGCTCTCCGCCCGGACGATTTTGCCGCGGAAGGCCAGACGCGAGCCGACATTCGTGTTCGTATACGAAGCATCGTTATTCGCATACGCATACGATACGCCGCCAAACGCAACGCCGCCATACGCATACGCATAGTAGTACCCGCGATAGACCACACGGCCTGATGAGGTGCTTATCCAGTATTTGTCGCAATAGTCCGTGGAGGACGAGCCGTTCACGTTGCCCACCGGCACCACGTCCATGTATTTGCCGTGGGCCACCGCCGTTATCCAACGGTCGCTGCTGGTCATGCCTTTCACCATACGCACCGTACCGTCCGGCATCCAGATGCGCCACTTGCCCTGGTTCCCGCTGTCGTTCGGCAGGTCTACCCAGTCCATCATGTCGTACTTGTTGCCGAAGATGTCCTCATAGCCCAGGCAGCAGGTGTTGTTCACCCTTTCCACCGTGGCCATGCCGTATTCGTCCGCCTCCTTGTACCACGCATACTGGGGTATCACGCCGTCGCCCAGCGAGTAGGTCGCGTCGGGGTCTGTCTGGATGGCTTCCTCGTAGCCTATCGTGTCCGTCATGCCGTGGCCCGCCGTGCCGCCCGTCACGCGGCTGTTCGTGTGCTGGCCGGCTCCGCATTGCCCCTGGCTGTCCCTGCGGCCGTACTTCGCGTAGAACAGGTTAGCGATGCGCGAGTGCATCAGCGCGTCTATCTGCTGCATCCCACGCTGCTGGCTGTAGTAGTGGAAGTCCGTCCACGACAGGCTCGCCGCCGTGCTGCCGCCTGTGATGCAGGCGTGGAGACTTGTGCCCACAATACTGCTCCCGACGACCGCGCAAAGATGCTCGTCACTGGCCACCCAGTCGGGTTCCATGTCCTCCACCTTGTCGCTGTTTGACAGCACCACCTTGTCGAACTCCGCCGTGTTCAGAATGGAGAAATACAGGAATTCGGCATCCTCGGGCACGTCGTGAAGCAGGTACATACCGGCCTCGAACTTGCTGCTCAGAGTCGGGACGATGATTTCCTGCACGACTTTCCCGTCCGCGTCCGTGAATACCGACCCTACCAGGTTCGTGCCCGGCACGCTGGGGAAGCGCACCCTCTTGTAGCCCGATACCGCCACACGGCAGACGGAATACGTGCTGTCCGTGCTGTAGGCGTTCTCAAGGTCGCCCTTGCCCGTCATTATCTTCTTTCCGTCCTGCCAGCCGCCGTCGCGCTTGATGTCCTCCAGCGTCAACACCGTGGCCTCCGGCCTGTCGGGCATCTCGTCCGCCCCGTTGGAGCTGTAGCAACTGTAATGCTTGCCGCCCAGGTAATCGTTGATACCCTTGCTCCAGAAGAAGGGCTCGTACATCATCCAGTCGCCTTCCGTGCCGTCCAGCTTCGCCGCCGAGCCGTCGGCATACTTGTTGCTGTCCGCGTCGTCCAGCGGGTAGTAGGTCATCTCGCCGTCGAAGTTGTTGGCCACCGTGTCCACGTTCGCGATGCGGATGTTCCGCGTCGTGGGCTTCCTCGTCACCTTTGCCAGCGTCCGGTGGCGTTTGTCCAGAATGGCCGTGATGTGGCCGCTCGGCTTGTAGGTGTTGCCGTACTTGTACCCGGTCTCGTTGTCGGGGTTGCTGATATTGGCATCATCGCTCACCGTGTCGTCGAACTCTATCATCGTGTACTGGGGCTGCCGGATGTTCAGTTCGTCAAAACGCTCCACGTACTTGTTGAAAGTCCCGTCGTCCAGGTACTTCGTCAGGTGGTATGTGCCCACCAGTTTGCACCGCGTGTTCGTCGTGTTGCCCTGCGCGTCGAAGCCGCCCAGCCCGGCATCGTACCATTCCTTCAGGTCGCTGCCGTCGCCTTCCAGTTCCAGTCCGGTGATGCGCACGTATTTCAGCTTGCCGCCGAGGGCAAACAGCTCCTTGAACACCGACAGCCCGTCTATTTGCGCGCAGTTCTCTATCCAGATGCCTGTCAGGTTCCGCTTGTTGTCAAACGTGATGGAGCTCCATTTGACATACTGCATGGAGCGCAGGATGAGCGTCTGGAAGTTCGCCGGCAGGTGCAGCCGTTCCAACGCCGCCCCCTCGGCGAAGGTGATGGTGCTCAATGCCGTACAGCCCGCCGCGTTCACTTCCTCCAGACGGTTGCAGCCACTCAGGTCAAGGCTCGGCAGGTTCGTGTAGTTCACCACGTCCAGTTTCCGCAGCATGGGCAGCTTCGTGCCCAGCACCAGTTCCGTCAGGGCGTAGGTGTTGCCGCTGTTGCCCAGCACCAGTTCCTCCAGCACCGGCAGGTTCGGCAGGCTCATGTCCGTGAAGCCGCCCCAGTCGCCCAGGTCGAGCTTCTTCATCCACTCCCCGCCGTACAGGTGGAAGATGGTGCCGATGTTCGCCGTCTGCCCGTAGGTGTAGCTCCACTGCCCGTCCTTGGCCACCGCGTCGTGGGTCATGGTCTCGCCCTCTCTGCGGAACTCGAAGTAGAAGTCACGCGCCGGGGTGGCCCGCACCGTCGCCCCCGCCGCGCTGTTGCCCTTGAACGATATGTCAGTGGCCGTGTACTGGCCCGTGCTGTATCTTGCGTCGAACAGGCCCATACGGTTGCCAACCCACCAGTGGCGGTGCGCCTTGCGGTTGCCCTGCATGGCTTCCAGGTAGGAGTATTTCACGTTGGTCACCGTGCCGTCCTGGTTCACCTCCACGCCCTCGGTCTTGGGCTCCACGTATTTGTTCAGCGCGTCCAGGTTGTAGATGCGCTCGCAGAACTTCGCGCTCTGCTCGTCGTCGAACATGGCGAAAATCGTGCTGTCGCTCATGCGTTCCCGGATGCGCCTGTAGGCCGCAGCCAGCTCGTCCGGGAACTGCTCCCGCAGGTTCTTCCACAGCACGCTGTCGTGTCCTGCGTAGGCGTACACGGTCTTGTCCTCCGTGCTCAGTTCCGGGTCGGTGGTGTTCTCATCCACGTCCCACGGGTATTTCAGGCGGCCGTCGTTGCGCACGCCCAGGATGGTGTCGCAGTCGTAGAATATCATGTAGGCCAGTGTCTTTTCCTTGTCGGGGTCATACCAAAAGGCCATCATCATGTTCTTCACCCGCTGGTCGACGCAGCCCATGATGTCCGTGAACATGTAGTAGTCACACAGATAGTCCACATCGAAGTAGTCGGCCAGCTCCGCCTTGAACTTCGCACCGTTATCCTTAGTGGACTTTACCCACTTCACCACGCGCATCAGGTTCTCCGGCAGTTTGGTGCCTGCCTCGTACTGCGCGTTCAGGTCGTCATCGTCCGGGAACCGCGCCTCGAACACCTTCAGCCAGTTCGGGGTGCCGTCGTCACCCTTCGTGGTGAAGTCGTCGTCCAGGAACATCCCCATCGGGTAGTCGTTGTTCAGGAACTCCCAGCACTCCGTCGGGTTCTGCCCGCCGAACTTCTCCGTCACCCATGCCTGGTCGTGGTAGCCCGGTATGTCCAGGAAGCCGAACACGGCCTCCGTGCTCTTGTCGTTGTTGAAGTTGAACTTGCCCAGGAACTGCGGCGTCTCGTCCGCGCTGCCACGGTAGAACAGGTAGCACGGCTCGCCGTCGATGGTCGTGCGCACGTCATACGGGTAGGAGGTATCGCAGTGTCTCTGTGCAGGGGTAAGTTCTCCCGCCTGCGTCAGGATGTTCTGTACCAGCTTGGCCATGCCGGTGTTGTGTGACGATGAACTTTCCGCAAAGTCGGCCTTCAGGCAGAAACAGTCAACTGGCGCCGCTTGCTTTTGGCTGCCATTGGCAAGGCGGAAGGAGTAGGCGGCTTCTTCCTGCAACTCTCCGCCAACGCCCTGCTCGTCGCAGCCCAGGTACAGGTCGCCCGCCACCTTGGAGGCGTTCTTGAAATAGATGCGGTAGTTCTTTATCGGGTAGGCCAGCGAGCTTGTGCCCTGCAGCCTGATGCAGCCGCCCACGCACTTGAAGTTCAACGCCTGGTTGCCCTTCACCACGCAGAGCATCTCGTCCACGTCGTATTTCGGGTCTTTGTCGTTGTTCACCGCCGCCTGCAGTACCGTAGGAACCCCGTTGTCCTGCCGTCCGGTGATGATGATGTAGCGCATTCCCTCGGGCACGCTGTCCACCGTCACATTGCCGTTCTCGTCGATCACGTCGTTGCTTTCATACAGGGCCATCATCCCATCCGCGCTGTCCTGGTCTATCATGTAGGTCTCCAGCACCTGCGAGTCGCTCAGGTAGGTGCCGTATGCCCTCATCAGGTACACGTTCGTCGTCGCGCCGTCGGAGCCCAGTCCGATATACGCAGGGCTCGCCTGGTACACGCTGTCCGAGGTGCTGCGCTGCACCGAGCCGGACATGATGCCGTTGATATACAAGTAAACCATCTCCGTGTTCCGCTTCTCGTAGTCGCTCGACCCGTCCGTGCTCTTGGGGAAGCTCACGAAGGCCACCTCGTACACCTCGCCGGCGGCCATCTTCATCGACAGCTCGCTTTTGCCCCTGGTCACCATCCGCGCCTCCTGCGCCGTGATGACGAAGCCCGTGCCGTCCGCGTCCATGCAACGGATGACTTCCGCGCCCTCGTCCACCACCTCGCTCACCTTGTACTTCACGATGAAGGCCATCGCGTTCGTCACGTTCTGCTCCGGCTGTGCCAGCGGGCGGTGCTGCACGGTGGCACGCGCCGTGTCGGTCAGGCGCAGGGCCTCGCCTGTCCAGCCGTCGCCACCCCACTTGAAGCCTTCGAACACGGTCTGAATGCCGTTATAACTCCATTCCTCCCGGTTCACGTCGCTGTTGCTACGCCCCTGCGCCGTCAGCTTCAGCGTCATGCCGTCCGTCGGCTCGCTGAGGTTCAGGTCGCTCTTTTCCGCGATGAGCCGGAAATTGTAGGTCGTGTCGCCCACCACAATCTTGCACTGCTCCTCGCCGTAGTTGGAGGCGCGCAGCGTCAGGTTCTGCGCCGTGAACGGCACGGAGGCGGACGAGGCCAGGGTACCGCCCACATACACGTCCGCCCGTGTCGGGGTTTCCTTGGGGTTGTAGGCGGCATATTGTAGGGTGTAGCTGTCGTACTGCTTCGTCTGGATGTAGGGTGTCTGTCCCTTTCCAATGACTGCCCCGTCCGCGTAGTCGAACCTCGCGGACACCAGCGGCGTGTTGTTCCCGGCCTCCCGGATGCCTACGGCAAAAAGGATGCTGTTGGACTTGATGGTGCTCCCGTCCGACAGTTCCAGTTCCACCACGAGCTGCACCGTGTGCGTGCCGTGGCCCAGGTTCGTGGTCGCTATGGAGAAGCTGCCGTTGGCCGTGGAGCTGGTGATGCTGCGGTCTTCCGTGTCCTCCCCGTCCACATAGCAGCGCAGGGTTTTGGTGCCGGCACCGCTCAGGGCGTAGGGGATGCCCAGTGTCTGGCCGCGTGTTATGGCCGTGGCGATGCCGAAGCTGCTGCTCAGCGTGAGCTGTACCACGTTGATGCTCCACGTCACCTGCGCCACCTGCATCTCCGCGCCTTCCCCGACTTCCACGCGCACACGGACGGTATTCGTACCGATCCCCATGTACTTCGTCACGTCCACCGTGTTCGTGCTGCCGGCGGCCACATTGGCCGTCAGGGTGTTCGTGTTCGCGCCCTGCGTGACGGTCACGGTCACACGGCCGGGGTTGCCCGTGCTCTCGCCCGTCGTGGTGTCCGTCTGGTCGTAGGTGTAGGTCAGCTTCACCTCGTCGCCGCTCTTGACGGTCTTGTTCGGGGTGACACGCGTCAGCACGACTTTCGTCGTGGCCACCGTGGCGCCGCCTCCGCCGGTGAACATGTCGCTCGTGCTGATCACCTCGCCGGCCTCGTTCAGAAGGCTCAGCGAATAGGCCTTGTCCGCGCCCTCGCCGATTTCATTGAGCTGCAGGGCGGTGCCGTAGGTGGATGCCTTCTCGTTTATCTTGGCCGCCACGCCCTTGCCGCTCACCGGGTTCGTCGAGTTCTCGTTCACCGACTGGTCAACCTCCACCACCGGGATGTCCAGGCTCACCACGCCCTGGCCGTCCGGGGACAGCTCATCCGTGGCCGTGCCTTTCGTCACCCGGATTTTCTTGATGGCGTCACCGCCGCCGTAACGGTTCCAGGCCGAAGCGGTCAGGAAGGACGAAATATCAGTACCTTCAAAACGGTAATCCAGCCATTTGCCGGTGGATGCCTCGAAGGTTATCACCATGCCGGGCTTGTCCTCGTCGGCAATGTCGGCATCTGCCAAAACGGCCACGGCGGTTTCCTTCGTGTAGTAGCCGGAACCAAGCGGATGAAGCTGCGTCACGTTGTAGAAGCCGCTTCCGCTTCCCCCGCCGCTCGCCTTCACCAGGTCGCCGTCCTCGTCGCTCCATACATAGAGCGTGTCGCCGCAGATATATGTCTTGTCCTTCAGTACCGCACTGCGCGTGCCGTCCAGGAACAGATCCGGAGACGGGACACCGGTCACAGTCCAGTTGTTGTAAAGCTGGCCGCCCACGCTGTAGGCGAACATCTTTTGGCTCTTTACATATACCACGGTTCCCCCTCCTTGGATGGAGGACGCGGCCTGTATGGTGCCACTGTCCACAAAGCCGGAGAAACGGGCCGAAGCGCCGTTCATGGCGGCCTTAGCCGTGTTCTCGTACTGTGCGGCGGCCTGCTGGGCCTTGCCAGCAGCCTCGTTGGCCGTGGAAGCTGCGGAATTGGCGGCGTTCTTGGCTTCCGTGGCCGTACTGGCCGCCGCATTGGCTGTCTGGGCGGCCGCATTGGCGGCCTGCGCGGCGGAGTTGGCCGCAGCAGCCGCATCCGTGGCGGGTTTTTGGAGCAACGTCATCGGTACGTTTACCAGTTCGTTCCCTTTCACGCCCGGCAGGGAGTTCACCCCGTTTAGCGAGGATACCGTTTCCAGCTCCTGCACGCCCTGGCTCTCCGCCTTGATGGCGTTGAGCACCTGCTGTATGTCTTCCTGTGATATGGCCATAATCAGTCCTTTTTATATTGGTTAAACTTCTTTCTTGTCTTCAGGTAGTCCGCCTCGCCCTCATGGGCGTATGCCTCACGCTCGAAACTGATTGCCCGGTAGGCTGCCCTCGTATCGCGCAGGCGTATCAGATGCCACAGCCATTCCAGCACGTACAGCAGGTAGAACGGCACATAGAGCAGTTCCTTCATCTGCGCCGTGTGGATGACCTCGTGGTTGTAGTCCGTGGCCGTCATCTTGCAGCCCTCGCGCACGAACAGCACGCCGAAGAGGTTCACGCACTTGTAGCCATTGATGGGTATCACCTTGTTATATATCACTTTCATGGCCGTCTCCTTCCTCCAGTTGTGCGCGCAGCCCGTCGATGAAGGCCGGCGTGCAATACTCGTTTGCGATTCTTGTTATCAGCGACACTTCGGAACGGTCGTATTCCTCCGCGCCCTGACTCCTGTATATCTTCATCGCCAGCGCATGGGCGCGGATACCGTTCACGTTCAGATATATCAGATCTGCAAGGCTTTCCCTCGCGTCTCCTGTCCGGCTGCTCCGTCCGCCTATGCCGGTCGGTACCGTAAATTCCTTGAAATTCAATTTTGCCATCTTACCATGCATTATATCGATATTCGTAAATTTCACCTCTCCTTGTCCAGACGAGATGCTGGCAACTGTTGTTTATGAGTATCCATCGCAGGTTGTATGAGACAACCTCTCCGGTTTTCTCGTCATATTCGGGACAGTTCTGGAGCACCAGCTCTATCGTTCCGCTGTCGATTTCCATGATTTCCGCATCGAATTGGTCATAATGTTCAGTCGCGTCATGGCTTTGATAGAACAGCCCGCTGAATATTGGGCTGCCGTCTTCCGTCCTTATCGTGGTAGGCGGGGTTATCGTGCGCGTCTTGACAAAATGGGAATCCATTATGATTACCCTCGCCCCTTCGTAGTCTACCGATACGGGCAGCACGACTCCGTTAAAGGAGGCGTCGACAAATATATTAGTATTCAACCGGTATTCCACATTGTCTGTCGTCTCATTATACCCCAATTCTGTCGCGTCGCTGCTTCCTATCGGCTTGAACACGGAATACATGTAGCCTCTCAGTTTCGCGTTGTTGGTTTCTATGCTGCCGTCCTCCAGTATCTTGAAGTTCCCGTTCGCCGTCACCAGGCCTTCCAGCTTTATCTGGTCGGCGCTGATGGAGATGCCGCTTATCATCTTGCCGACCTCGTCCTTGGTTACGAACGCCTTGATGTCCGCCGTTTTCACCAGTCCGTTGTTGGACACGCCCTGGGCGAACAGTTCCGCGAAGTTGCCGGTGGTGACCAGCCCGGCCTTGTTGACCAGTTGCCCTTCCTCATCGAAATACTTCGACATCAGTTCGTTGTACTTTGCCGTCGTCACGATGGAGGAGGCCTCTATTACGTTCCCGTCCTTGTCGAAATTGGCCGCCGCTATCTTCACCAGCTTCTCGGACTGCTCGAACAGGGTCTTGTACTTGTAGGCCAGGGCTTCGGCGCGGTCGGTACTCAGCACCAGCATGTACAGGTATATCTCGCCTGTGAACGACAGCTTGAAGTCACCGGTTCCGTTCCACAGCCCGCTGTGGTTGAACACCTGGTAGCCATCCGTCACACCCAACTCGCCGTCGTAGCTGAACTCGTTGAAGTTCTCGAACCCGGTCTTGTCCAGACCTTCGAATCCTATCGTCAACCGTCCGGCCTTGGCCACGCGGTAGAAGAAGCTCAGGTACACCGCCTCCGGCTTCTTCAGCCCTTCGCCGTTCGTTTCGTTGTAGGCCGGGATGAACCGGAAATTTCCGTTTTTCTGCAGGATGTATTTGTTGCGTATATATACGGTGGTGCGCCCGTCGTCGGTCTTCACGCAGGCATAGTTCGTCTTGTCGGACAGCGGCGCCCCGTTCGCCCAGATCCATTTGTTGCCCAAAAGGAAGAAGGTGGCCTCATTTTCGGTGTCCCACTTGTTCATGCCGTCGCCGAACGAGGCGTTGTCCAGATAGCTCCTGTCCTCCGTGAAGTCCTTGCGAAGCCCCTCCACGGCGGCCTCAATCTTGCCCTCCGTAATCTCGAAACGCGTCAGGATGTCCTCGCCCGTGGTCAATACGAACGTGCCCATCAGGTACACGTTGTCGCCGTACAGGCCGTTGCCGTGGGGCTGGTTGTCCGCCGGGAACCGGCTGTCGCTGATGCCGTCCAGGTTGCCCAGGCGCACCCGCAGGCAACCGTCGAAGTTCTTGCCGCTCACGCCGTCCAGCACGTCCACCCTCGGCTGTCCGTCCTCGGTCGCCGCGATGGAGATGAGGTTCTGCCGCAGCCGGTTCTGGGTGTTACCCATCAGCACGCACTCGTCGCCCTCCTTGGGCTCCACGCCGCCGAACTCGCTCACGGGCACGGTGATGCCTTCCCCGTCCGAGGCGGACACTTCCACCCAATAGCCGCGCAGGGATGCGCCGGTGAACTCCGCGCAGCGCATCAGGTCGTGCGCCACGAACTCGTTTTCCTGCTCGAAGGTGATCCTGTAGTTGTCGCCGTCCTTCGTGACGGTCTTTATCTTGCCGCTGGCCGCGCTGACGACGAACTGGCCGCCGATGCTGCGCACTTTCTGAATGAGCAGCTCCAGGGCCACCAGTGTCTGCCGGATGGTCACCTTGTCAATGGTCAGGTTGCTCAGCCCCGTCAGCGCGTCCATCCACAACTGCCAGCCCTCGCCTGTCATGCCGTCCACGAAACGCACCGAGCGCAGCAGTTCCCGGATGACGGCGGTCAGCCACTCGGCGTTGCCGTCCCCGTCCACTCCCGCACCGCTCTCCCCGGCCTTGTACCGGCCGAAGTCCGCGCCTTTCAGGAAATGGATTCTCTCCTGTGCCGTGTCCTCGCGCAGCCTGCTCAGGGCTTCCTTCAGTGTCCTGCGTGCCGAGAACACGTTGTTGTCAGTCGGATAGGTATTGTCCCAGCTCCGTATCAGGTCGGGAAAACTCCCCGCCGTGGCGGTCTTCACGTAGTTCTTCGCGTCTGCGATGCTGCCGTTGATGGTTTCCATCGCACCGGTGCTCACCGCGTCGCTGATCTCCACGTCCATCTGCGAGGGCATGTTCACCTTCCGGGTTATCTTGGTGACGCGGCTGCTACGGTAGCCCGTTTCGGGGAAGTACTGCGCGCTTTCCAGCCTTACCCGGCGGCCCACATACAGGTCTATACCGTTTTCCTCCACATACACGTGGTCGGTCGGTCCCTTGTAGCGGCCCGCGTCCACGGCATTCTCCTCGTTGTATCTGTCCACCGCCTCCTTGAACTCCTGTTCGGCCAGCGGGTAGTATTCGTCCGGCATCCGGATGTTCCAAAGGATGTACTTGTCGCCCGCCTTCGGGCAAAGGGTGTCGTTGGGAAGCTGTGTGTCGTCATCATACGGCCATATCGTGATCAGCTCGAACTCGTGGGTGTCGCTGTCGTAGTTGGCCTCGAAAAAGTAGGTGCCGTCCTCCTCGTCGCCCAGTCCGGCCAGTTCGCTCCCTTCCTGGAAGGAGATGCGCTTCACCTTTTCGGCTATCTCATAACTGTTCGGGTCGAATCCCAGGCTGTTGTCCTTGAAGTAGAATATCTTGAAGGGGTTGCCGTCCTCGCCGGTCACTTCCTCGCTGCGCACCGAGCTCACCGTGCCGATGCGCTTGGGGTAGATGTCCGCGAAGGCGGCCGCCTCGTAGCGGTGCCACACGCCGTATTTCTCCACGTTCACGTCCACGTGCTTCACGCCGCCGGGCAACTGGAGCCGGCTGTGGCCGTATTTCTCCGGGTCAATGTTCCGGCTGCTGCCCACCGGGTAGAGCCGGGTGTAGAACTTGGCGTTGTCGGCCATGTCGCAGCTTATGCCCGTCAGGCCCTTGTTATACCCCAGCGTCACTTCCTCGCCCGTCTCGCAGCGGCACACGTTCACCGTCTGGCCTTCCACCCACCACTCGGCGCGGTTCCCGGCTTTCTCGGCCACTTCCCGGAGGGCCTCGTCGCAGTATTTGCCTTCGTAGTCGATGACGATGTTGTCCGTGCCTTCCACCGTGCCGACCTTCCAGTCGGTGGTGCGGTTCATGCCGTTGTTGATGCTTTTCACGATGAGGGCCACATGCTCCCTCGGAGGGGCGGTCAGCGTGAACACGGGCTCGTCGTCGCCGTCCGTGTCGTTCAGCACGAGGAAACGCTTGATCAGGCTTTCTATCCCGTACAGCTTCATGTCGTACCGCCACTCCACGGTGCTCTTCTGTTCCGGGCGGTAACGCTCCATGAGCCAGTATTTCTGTCCCCGGAACTCGGCGTAGTCGTTCACCTCCAGTGTCACGTGCTCGTACAGCGTGAACGACAGGGTGAGCACGTTGTCGCCCTGTAGCTCGTGTTCCTGCGTCGAGTTGTCGTCGCAGGGTGCCTGTATCTTCACTGTTCCGTCGCTGCCGTATATCGTTACCATATCGTTATAATGCCGTTAGATTGCCTTTCAAATAGTGGGTTTCGGTTCGCGGAAAATCACCGTGAACCGGCTGGCCTGCTTGCCCGCCTGCCAGAGGTAGGTCAGGGGTTCGTAGTCGCTGCCGTCCTTGTAGAACACGTGCAGCGTCATATCCAAGTCGGGGAAGCGGATGTCCAGCCACCCGTCGTCCCCCTGTTTCAGGAAGGCGATAAACGACCGGTACTGCGACAGCCATGCCTCGCGCGTGTCTGCGTACAGGGCGAACATGAGCTTCACGTCCCGCGCCTGGTTCCTCACGTCCAGCACGGACGAGTATTTCTCGCCGTCCTCTTCCCTGATGTCCACCGCCACATGGCTCTTGGTCTTGGACGGGGCCATTATCGCTTTCAGGTTGTTCCGGTCACCGCGTTTCTTCTCCACCAGGAAAGCGCCGTATTCCTTCCAGATGTCGGTGCCGTTCACCAGCACCTTGCCTCCCAGTATCGCGTCCATTGCCATAGTTCACTTCATTTTAAGTCCGTCACGTATGATTTTCTTGATGTCGTTCTTTATCTCGTCCAGATGCCTGGCACTGTTTCCGGTGTTTTCCTCGATGCGCCGGAGGTGGTCTACCGCCGTGCCCATCTGCTCGCTCACGTCCTGCATCTGCTCGTCGATGCTGGCCCAGTGCATCTGCCCGGAGGTGAAAAGCCCCTCGAGCTTGGTACCCTGCTCCTGGCTCATGGCGCTGAAGCTGCCGGCCTTGCCCGTCTGTGTCGTGCCGCCTTCCTCCCCGCCATACCCGGTGGCTTCGGCCAGCTTGTCGCGCAGGGCCACGGCATCCTCCACGATGGCCTCGTAGCCGTTCGTGAGGGCGGCGATGTCCTCCGCGCTCAGGTCGTTGTCCTTCATCCGTTCGGCGAAGTCGTCATACCACCTTTGCAGCCGTTCCTTGTACTGCTCGCCTATCTGGTTGCTCAGGATGGCCCGCATGAAGTATTCGCTTACGTTTCCGGCTATCTCCTCCGCGCTTGCGTCCATGTCCATCAGCGTGTCGATAAACGAGTCGTAGAGCGAGTCGAAAGAAATCTGGGTCAGACTCTCGTTCAACTGCTCTTCCAGCTCCTCCAGTTTGCCGGCCTGATCGATGTAGTCGTCCAGCTTTTCCGTCAGCCGCCCGCCGTAACCGCCCTTTCCCGTGTCCTGTATCTGCTTCCACATGTCCACGTTGGAGCGGAGGGTTTTCATTTCTTCGGGGGACAGGCTCCACAGACTGCCGTCCCACTGCCGTCCTATCTGCTGGCTCAGCTTGTCTATCTGTTCGCGCGAGAAGCCGCCCCAGTAGTAGTTCCAGGAATGGTGCGAGCCGTGGTACCCGGCCTGCGCCTGCGCGATGGCGAGATAGTTCGCGTTCTGCTCGCTCTGGTAGTCGTAGGCCTGCTGGTAGGCGGCCACGCTCTTCCGGCCCTCGCCGCCCTTGATGGTGTCGGTCAGGTCTTCGATGCTCTGCTGCAGAGACTCGTTGCGGTCGGTCAACCGGTCGATGGAGGCCTGCACCTCTTCCGCATTGCTCCCGTTTATCTTGTCCACCAGCTTGCCGAACCCGCCGAACGAGATGGCGTCAAGGATGTTGCCGATACCGGAACGGACGGACTTGAACAGCGTGACGAACACGTCGCCGGAAAGCACGTCGCCGATGATGCCGCTGACCGCATTGAACACGCTGTCAATCAGCGGGCCGATAAAGTTGCTCAGCCCGTCCTTGAACACGTCGATGATGGAGATGATCCATCCCACGATGGGAACCTTCTCCAGGCTCTCGGCAATCTTTCCCATCGCGCCGCCGGTGCCCTTGCCGAGCTGTATCAGGCCGTCGTAGGCGTTCCGGATGCCGGAAGAGGCGAGCTTCTGAAGGCCCTGCGTCACGTTCTCCATGTTGGCACGAAGTGTGGATGCCGTATCGGTGACGGCCTTTTGGTTACCGTTTACAACGGCCTCCTGTGTCCGGACGGATTCCGAAGCGGAGTCGGCATTCTCCTGGGCTGTGTCCCTCGCCGTCCGGGCTGCCTCAATTTCGGCATCCGAACCCTCACGCAGGGCTTGTTCGTAATCCTCCTGCGCTTCCTTGAGCCTTTCGAGAGCTTCGGCCTCCGCCTGCTTCGCCTCGTTCAGCTCCAACATGGACTGCCGGAGGCTGTCGATTTCGGTACCGAGCCGCCTGAAGCTGGCCTTGTCGGAACCGCCCGAGGACTGCTCCATCTGCCGGACGGCATCCACCAGGTCGTTCTGGCTGGACGGGTCAAGCCTCTTGAACTCGTCCGTCTGCATGTAGGCTTTCGCCTGTTCAAGCGCAGGACGGATGATGTCGGAGAACATGCCGCCGAACTCCCCGAACACGGCCGTCCAGTCAATGGACTGCTTCAGGTAGGACACGTCCAGGGCGGCCGTCTCCGAATCGCGCTGCCGCTCCAGGGCCATGCGCTCTCCGTCATTTTGAGCCTTGCGTATCTTCTCCGCGTACTCCTGGGCGATGGCGAGCTTCTGTTGCTGGTAGGTGCCGTACTCTTTCAGGTAGTCGCGCATGGCGGCGGCTTCCGCCTCATAGACTTCCACGGTTTCCTTTTTACGGGTGTCCTCGTTCAGGGCATTCGCCCGGTCAATCTCGTCCTGTTGCTGCTTCGTCAGCCCGGAGGCGTTCACGTCCGTCACCCCGGCCTTCCTGTTGGCATCGGCCAGCTCGCGGGCCTTCTTTTCGATTTCGGCCTTGCGCTTGTCATAGTCTGCGTCTATCTGCGCCAGCTTCTTGTCCGTCCCTTCGCCCATCAGGTCAAGCTCATCCTGTTGGTTCTGCAGCTCCAGGGCGATGAGTTCGTCGTCCAGCTTCTGCTGCGCCTGTCTGCGCCGTTCGGCTTCCTTTTCGGCCTTGTCGGCGGCCTTGCGCTCACTCTCGGCATCCTTGTTCTCATCGGGCTTGTACCGGTCGTATTCCTTTTTGGCCAGGCTGAGGGCATCCTTCAGTTCCTTGGCCTTTTTCTCGTATTCTTCCTGTGTCAGGCTGTTGGATGTGTCGGCCAGGAAGTCGTTGTAGGCCTTCAGCGCTTCCTCGTATTCCTTCCGCGCCTGTGCACCCCAGTCCGCGCTGGAGTCGCGCTTCAGGTTCCGTCGGTTCTTCTCGGCGGTCAGCTTGTTGAGCTGGTACTGGAGCTCGTCACGGCTGTATGTGCCCCTCAATGCTTCCGCCCCGTAAGCGATGTTTCCGTACTTCTTCTGCTCGGTAGTCATCCGGGCCAGCAGGTTCTCGCGCTGCCGGATCTGCTGCTCCAGCGTCTCATTGCTGATGCCGGTCAGGTTCTCGAAGTAGGCGTTGGCACGCTCCTTGCGCACCTGTTCGGACAGTGCCTTCCGTTTGTTGTAGAGGTTCTGCAGCTCGGTAGCTTCGTCCCCGGTCAACCCACCCACCTTGCGCATCCGTGTTCCGGAACCGTTGGCATCCTCCCAGCGTTCGGTGGCTTTCTTTGCTTCCAATGCCGCGATGCGCGCATTCACGCTGTCCAGTTCGTTCTGAGGCCGCGTGATGGATTGTCCGGCTTCCAGCTCGGCGATTTCCTCCTTGATGCGCTTGATGTTTTTCAGCTTCTCGTATTCGGTGTCATACTTGGCGAAGATGTCCGGGTATTTCTGTTCAAGTTTGTTCAACGCCTCACGCCGGGTATCGGTGGCCAGACTCTCGTCACCAGCCACGCCGCAGAGTTCCTCCAGTCTGCGGCGGTGTTCCTCCTCTGCCTCGATGGTCTTTTGCTTGGCGGCCTGGTATTCCTCCTCGGCTTCCTTCAGGCGTTCGGTCTCGGTCTTCATCGACACCATCGCGGCCACCACGCCGGCAATCAGCGTGGCCACCAGTACGTAGGGGTTGGCGAGCATCGTGGCGTTGAGCAGCTTCTGCGCCTTCTCCACGATGACCAGCCAGCCGTAGTGCAGGGTTTCGGCCACGGTCAGCGCGCCAACGCCGGCCGTCTGGAGGGCCTGCATGGCGGTGACGGCCATGACGGCTGTTTTGTATGCCCCATAGGTGCCGACAAGCCCGACCAATACGCGGCCCACCTGCTCGTAGTGGTCAACCAGGTAGGACACCGCATCCAATGAGCCGCCTATAATGCCTTCAGACTGATGTCCGATTTCGTTCAGCATCATGCTGATGCTGTCCTGGATGTTGCTGATGCGCCCGGTGATGGTCCTGCTCTGCTCCTCCATAAGGTTGTAGAACGTGCCGCCCTCGTTCGTGAGGTTCTGCAGGGCCTGCTGCACTTCCGGGAAGCCGACCTTGCCGGCCTCCACCATCTCGCGCACCTTGCTCTCCGCCACCCCCAGGACACTTGCCAGCTCACGGCCGAGGGGGATGCCGCGGCCCACAAACTGGTTGTAGTCTGCCGTATAAAGGCGGCCCTGCGCCATGGTGGTGCCGTAAAGATAAATCAGGTCATTCAGGGGCTGGTTCAGTCCGGCGGCGATGTTGCCCAGGCGGATGAGGTCATCGTTGACGTTCTCCACGTTCTCGCCGTAGGCCAGCAACTGGCGTGCGCCGTTGGCCACGCTCTGCAGGTCGAACGGGGTGGTGGCCGCCGTGCGGATAAGCTGCTGCATCAGCGCGTCGGCCTTTTCCTCGCTGCCCAGCATGGTGCGGAAGGAGGCCTCCAGCTGCTGGAACTCGCCGCGCACCTTGACGATGTTGTTTACCAGTTCCTTCACGGCGAACGCCCCGGCAATCTTCGACACGGTACCCCGGACGGATTCAGCCTGCCTGTCCAGCCGCTCCATCTCCGCCGACGCGCCGGTGGTCTTCGTTTTCAGCTCGTCCACCTTGCGCCCGGCCTTGTCAAGCCCGGCGCTCAGGCGGTCACGCATCAGTATCTCTATTTCTACAGGTTTCGTTGCCATGCTATTTCTTCAGGTTGCTTTGGAAAAATCCTACAATGTCTTTCGCCTCGTCCTCCGCGCTCTTCTCTTCTTTCTTTTTGCGTACATAGCGCGGCGCGTCGGCAAGCATCATGATGAGGGTCTGGTAGTTCACGCCTTCCAGGATGTAGCCTACGCTCCATCCTGTGGCATTCGCTATCTGCCAGACAAAGCCGAAGGGGCTATGGGAAGGCTCGTAGACCGTCTTTAACTCCCCTTCCTTCCTTGGCTCAGTCTCAGCTTCATTGGGTTCGTCATCCCGGCTGATCTGATAATACTCGTAAAAGGGTCGGTGCCCAGCAGGAACACGAAGTTGCGCATCGCCGCGTCCATGTAGGCCGGCTCCATGAAGTGGCGCACCCACCAGGCGGTCAGCCCCACCAGCAGGTGGCGGCTCCACCAGCCGCGGCACAGGGTGTAGGCGATCATCCGGCTCACGGCCTTGCCGTGAGCGGCGATGAAGGCCATCTCCTCGTCCTTGGTGAACTTCTTCATCTCGTCTGCCGTCACGCCCAGCGACAGATAGACTCTCGCCAGCCGTATCAGTCCGCCCAGTCGGGGGCGGCGCATCACCACGCGCAGCTTCAGGGGCTTCTTAACCAGCGGGATGCGCAGTTCCTTCAAGGGGACGGAAACGCCCCTGTCCAACAGGGCGGCCGTCCCCTCGGCTTGCACCAGACGTTCCGTTGACTTGTCCATACGTTACTCTGACGGCGTGTCGTTGATTTCGTAGGGAGCGGTGTCCGGCTCTTCGGGCTTGTTCACCTTCAGCTGGCATTCCAGCTTGGATACCTCCGTCAGCGTCAGCTTGCCGCCCAGGTTGGCCATGATGGTGCCGTTGGGTATCTTCATCGTCTGGCCGCTCACGAACTGGATTTCCCACGGGCCGCGCAGCTCCACGAGGTCGGTCGGGGCCTTCCAGCCGGTGTAGCTGCCCGTGCTGCCCACCAGCGTGCCGCCAAGCACGGCCTGGATGTTCTCATAGTCCAGCTGGATGAGGTTGAACGTCGGCGCGATGGTCGCGTTCTTGTTGGCCAGTGTCAGCACCGGAGCGTCAGGTACCTGCTCGGCTTCCACGTCCGTACTCTCCGGCTTAGTGCCGCCCCAGTCCCAGCTGCCTTTCTCGATGTAGCCGATTTCCTTGCTGTTGAACTTTACCACGGCTATGCCGTATATGAATTTCTTAGTTGCCATTGTTCTTTCGTTTTAGAATGATGATTATTGTTGTTAGCACACTCAGCAGTATTCCGACCCCGAAACCGTAGAAGAATGTTTTAACGGGGTTCGAACGCTGTTTTATTTCCTCTTTGTACAGCCCGGTCATCTCCTCGTAGCGTTCCTTCCACACGGAGGATGTCCGCTCGTAGTATTCCACCAGGAGCTGCAGGCTGTCGCAGCTCGCGTACACGGTGATCACGTCCCTGTCGCGGCTTACCGACACGCTGGCCTGTCCGCTCTTCCCGCTGTATGAGGCCAGCGGAGGAAGCCTCAGAAGGCTGTCAGCCGGTATCTTCAGGCTCACCTCCGACTTCGGTACCGTTTCCGTCCGTATCAGGCGGACTTCGCTCCTCATGCTGTCCGCCCGGCCCGTCGCCGTTTCCGTCCGTGTCGTTTCCCGCGCTGTCTTTCGGGTGCTCGCGCACCCCGCGAAGCACAGGGCAATCGTCATGATGCTTGCAAGAATTGGCAGTGTCAATGGCCTTGCGAAGGCGTGCCATCTCGCGCTTCGTCGCCTGAAGGTCTTTCCTCGTCGCATTCAGTTCGTCTTTTAAGGGTTCAACTATATTGTCCACAAGTATCCGGGTGGCGTGCTCAGCGTTGTCAATCCGCACGGTCTCGGCGTCCGCCTTCGCCTTCTCGGCTTCCGCGTTGGCCTTGCGCACCGTCGCGCGGAGCGTCACAATGCCAACCACGGTCGCCAAAAGAGAGCCACCCAGTACGAAATTGAGAATTTCACTGAGTTCCATGAGATTACTTGTTTTATGCCTTGCTTATGATTTTGACCCGGTCCTCTTGGTTATCAGCCCTATAAGCCATTGCACCAGCCCCGTGTCTGCGATTCCGTTTGCCACAAGCGAGGCTCCGAAACCATAAAGCAGGGCGATATACCATTCTACATCGGCCACAAATCCTGCGTCCAGCCACCACAACAGCATGGCTGCCGCCAAGCCGACCGTCCAACTTACTATCTGTGTTACCAGTCCTTCCATTTTCGGGAACAAGGCTTTGATGCCTTCCGTCAGCAACACCACGCAACCGGCGAATCCGGCAAAGGTGGCAATCATACTGTCATAGTCCATACTTGTGGAAACATCACCCGTCTGGGCGAACGAGGCTGACACAAACCCGAGCATCAGCACAAAAAATAAAATCAGCTTTTTCATTTCAGTCATTCATTCATTCATTTATTTATTTATTGATTTATACCTATTTCTTTCAGCCAAGCCTGTACATCAAACGAAGGGCAGGCTTTCGCGGCCAGTTGGTTATGCCCAACAACCGGGATGGAAGGGAAACGCCGGTGGAAGTCTTTCACGTAGGCTTCCATCGCCTTCTTCTGCGCCGGGGTACGGGTATCCTTGGGGGTCTTGCCGTCAGCGGCAACACCGCCGACGTACACAACGTGCCGGGATGTGGAGTTGTACCCTTTTGCCCCGTTGGTAATCTCCCAAGGATCTACCTGTGCGTCCTCATTGTTGTCCACCAGGCGTTCCACCTTTCCGTCCAGGTGTATCATGTCGGTATAGCCGACCTGCTTCCATCCGCGACCGCCCTTGCTCACCGGATCGGTATGCCAGTGACGTATGTCTACCGCGCTGACCTCACGCCCTTCAGGAGTGGCAGTACAATGCAATACCAAACGTTTCAACTGTGCCATGTGTTATTCCCCCTGTTTGGCTTGTGTAATGGTCACTTTGGCCGTCTTGCCGCTGTCAGAATTCAACGTAATGGTCAGGGTACCGCTTTTTTCACTTCCGGTGTCATTGGCTTCCGCCGAGATGGTCACGCCCGTTTCCGTTTCTTCAACGTCAAATCCGGACGGGGCCGCTCCTACGGTATATTCACCGCTGGCTGTTATGGTCACTTCCTTGCTGCCACCTTCTGCCGGAATGGTTACAGTAGTCGGATCGGCCGAAATAGTCTTGGCCGCCGGCTTGAAGACGGGAGTGTCACGGCTGTCCAGTACCACCGTTTCCTCGCCGAAAGCGATATTGGTGTCCACCTTCATCAGCATCTTGAAGAAGTACAGTTCGCTGGCATTGGAAATCTTGTCTATCTGGATGACATTTTCGTCATCCTGCAGGTTGACAGCGGCGAACAGATTGCCGTCGGCACCCATCGAGCACAGGGTGGCCACAATCAGCCCGTCCGGCCATGCAGCCAGCGTCTCTATGGTTATGCCCTTGTAACGGCGCGCGTTCACATCGGTCTCGCTGGCGTTCTTGGCCTCGCGCTCGGTCAGTTCGTCATCGTACTTGTCGAAATCGTCAATGCTCATGATGATGCGCAGGTTCGGGTTGTTGCGGATGGCCTTGGGTATGGCACTGCGCACAGCCTTCAGTTTGCCCAGCATGGTTTCCTCCTCGCTGTCCACGATGATGAGTTCCGTGTCCTTGGCCATTTGGGTGAGGATACCGTTGAACAGGTGGTCATCGTCGTCACCGTACACCCCGTTGATGTAATGGTCGCCCAACTCGAACTGCACCTGCTTGGCAAGCTCGGCCAGGAGGGCGTTCTGTGCTTCAGGAGGTAACTCGGCAAATACAAGGTTACCCTTAGGCTGCCAGGGGCGCCAGATTTGCTCGAAAGCACGTGGGTTGAATACGGTAAAGGCCATGAAGTCTTTCGGGTCAAGGCTTTTCTCGTCATAGTTGAAGTTACCCTTCGAATCCTCCACGCCGGGGTTCTCCTTACGCTTCTGCAGCATCTTGCCGCTTCGCAGACGGGGCAGGCTGATTTTTTTCTCCACACCGGGAATGACCATGATCAGCCCTTTTTCAACAATCTCGTTGCCGGTGACGGCGAGCGTCAGAAGCTGCTCCAGTACCTCACCGCTGTAATTTGTGTTTTTTACTACTATCGCCATGTTTTTTTACTTGTTAAGTTTGTTCTTGATTTCTCGCATACGCTTGTTCCAGGGGCTCTCTCCGCCCGGTTCCACCTTAATGTCCTCCATGACCTTGCGCTTCGGGGCCAATGAAGCCAACACCTTCTTGCCCTCTTCGGGACTTGACTTCAGGATGTTTTCGTACATGGGACGTGTTTCGGCATTAATACGCCCGTCGGCCTCGGCTGCATCAAGCAGGGCTTTCCGTGCAGCCTCTTCGTCAGCGGCCGCCTTGTCCTCGAACTCCTTCACTCGCGCCTTCAGGGAGGCGTTCTCTTCTGCCAGACTGCCGGCACGGCCCGCTTCCTGCGCATAGGCCTGGGCCTTGGCAATCACCTCATCCTCGCTCTTGCAGTCCTTGAACGAGGGATGCTTCCTAATTTCCTCAAGATTCATTTTGTCCTTGTTTTGTGGCTCAACGAGCCGGTTATTGAATAAAGTGTAGATCTGTTCCGGGGTGCTGTCCTCCGGTACAGGCTCCGCATCATAGATGCCATCGATAAAACCGAGGCGAAGGGCCTCGTCCGCGGTAAGCCAGTGGTCTTCACCGTCAAAATAGGCCGCTTTCACATCCTCCTTGGTCATGCCCAGACGTGCCGCGTAGATGTCGCCCAGACTATCCTCCAGGCTCTCTATCTCCTCGATGCACTTCTGCATGTCCTTCTTGTTTCCGTAGCAGCCGCCGCTGATGCTGTGCAGCATCAGTCTTGCGTATTTGCTCATCTCGACGGGCTTCCCGCACAGGGCTATCACGCTGGCCATGCTGGCCGCGATGCCGTCCACATAGATATGCACGTCCGCCTTGCTGTTCTTCAGGGCGTTGTAGATGGCGATGCCGCAGTACACCTCGCCTCCGTTGCTGTTGATACGCACATTGACGCGCCTGTTCACCTTTTCCGCCTCCATCAGTTCCTTGGCGACACGCCCGCTCTGCACGTCATAATAGTCGCCGATGTCACCATAGAGAAAGATGGTGCCCACGCCGTCGCTGTCCGTCTGTATGTTGAAAAACTTGCTCATTGTACTATTGTCATTACTGCGGTTTTCCCGCGATTCATGGTGCAAAAATGCAACAAATCAACGGAGTATGGAAACCGCGTTTTTATCATGCCAGACTATGATGTTATGATAACGGCACAGGGCTTCATCATGCAGACGGCTTTTCGTAAAGCGGGCTTTTTGTAGCAATTTTGCACTATGAATCATAACTGAAAGACAGGAATATGGCAGCAGATTTGACCAACGCCCAGAAAAAGGAATGGGCAAAGACCTTATACCTGCGCGAGAACCTCACGCAGCAGGAAATAGCAGACCGCGTGGGAGTGTCGCGCGTGACGGTGTCGAATTGGGTACGCGCCGGGAAGTGGGAAGAACAGAAGGCCGGACTCACGCTTACAAGGCAGGAGCAGGTGGCCAACCTGTACAGGCAGGTGGCGGAGATCAACAGGGCCATCTCGGCACGCGCCGAGGGGGAGCGCTACCCTAATTCCAAGGAAGCGGACATACTCGGCAAGCTGTCGGCATCCATACGGAACATGGAGCAGGAAACGGGCATTGCCGACATCATCAGCGTGCTCACCGGCTTCATCGAATGGCTCCGCCCGCTTGACCTTGACAAGGCAAAGGAACTGACAAGGCTGGCGGACGCATACATCAAGGACAAACTATAAACGTGACGCACATGAAACAGGCTGACAAAATAGCACTCCTGGATTGGGAGAAGTTCAAGGAGGACATCGCAAGGGCCACACCGGTTGACAAGTCCATGTCCGCACAGGACAGGGAAAAGCACCGCCTGTACCTTGAACGCCACCCGGTGGAATGGATAAAGTTCTTTTTCCCTAACTACGCCAAGTATGAGTTCGCCGGGTTCCAGAAACGCGCCATACAGCGTATCCTCGCCCATGACGAGTGGTTCGAGGTTCTTTCCTGGAGCCGTGAGCTTGCCAAGTCGACGGTCACCATGTTCGTTGTCATGTACGTCACGCTGACCGGACGGAAAAGGAACGTCATCATGACTTCCAACAGCAAGGACAACGCGGTCAGGCTGCTGGCTCCCTACAGGGCCAACCTGGAAGCGAACGGACGTATCGAAGCCTACTACGGGAAGCAGGAAGCACCCGGTTCATGGACGGAGGACGAGTTCATCACAAAGGGAGGCGTGGCCTTCCGGGCGCTCGGCGCAGGACAGTCGCCGCGCGGTTCCCGCAATGAGGCCATCCGTCCGGACGTGCTGCTCGTGGACGACTTCGACACGGACGAGGACACCAAGAACCCGGACATCATACAGAAACGCTGGGATTGGTGGGAGAACGCGTTATACCCGACACGTTCCATCTCGGAGGCAACGCTTATCATCTTCTGCGGAAACATCATCGCCAAGGACTGTTGCGTTGTACGGGCCGGAAGCATGGCCGACCATTGGGACATCGTGAACATACGTGACAAGAACGGGCTTTCCACCTGGCCGGAAAAGAACTCGGAGGAGCACATAGACCGCACGCTCGCCAAAATATCCACCAAGGCGGTGCAGGGGGAATACTTCAACAACCCGGTTTCCGTCGGCGAGGTATTTGAGAACATCACCTACGGCAAGGTTCCTCCTTTGTCGAAGTTCAAGTTCCTGGTCGTATACGGCGACCCTGCGCCTGGCGAAAGCAAAGGCAAGAAAGGCAAATCCTTCAAGGCGCTTTCGTTGCTCGGCAAACTCGGAGGAAGGCTCTATGTCATCAAGACTTTTCTTGCCCAGGCATTGAACGCGGAATTCATCGGCTGGTATGTCAAGATGCTGGAGTTCGTGAACGGGAGGTCCACGGTATATTGCTACATGGAGAACAACAAACTGCAAGACCCGTTCTTCCAGCAGGTGTTCAAGCCACTGGTGGCCAAAGTCCGCAAAGAGCACAAGATCGCGCTGCACATCCGGGGCGACGAGGAGAAAAAGACCGACAAGGCCACGCGCATAGAGGCCAACCTGGAACCGCTCAACAGGGAAGGCAACCTCATCCTCAACGAGGCGGAAAAGGACAACCCGCACATGAAAGAGCTGGAAGACCAGTTCAAGCTGTTCACGCTTTCCCTGCGCTATCCGGCAGACGGCCCGGATGCCGTCGAGGGCGGCAACCGCATCATCGATGAACTGATGCGCAGGGCGGAGCCCCCAGTGTTCAAGACGCGCAAAGACCTGCGGAGCCGCAACAAACGCAGGATGTGACAGATTCATTATTCACTCTTAATTCTTCATTACAACTATGAGCCAATTTGTAGAACTGACGGACTATGACGCAAGCATCCACCGCGATATTCTGGACGCGCTGGTAAGGGAGGACGAAACCGTCGTCGAGGTGTGCGAGGACAGGGCCATCGCCGAAATGAGGTGTTACCTGTCTAAACGGTACGACTGTGACAAAATCTTTTCAGCCACCGGAACAAACCGGAACCAACTTGTGCTGATGATGGTCATTGACATTGCCGTCTACCACATTTTCTGCATCCACAACCCGCAGAAGCTCTCGCAGATACGGAAAGACCGATATGAGCGAGCCGTGGAATGGATGAAGGCGGTGGCCGCCGAGGAAATCTCCATCGAGGGGGCACCGCTGCTGCCGGAGGAGGAACGGGCCGGCAAATCCTCGTTCCGCATACAAAGCAATCCTAAAAGAGTAAACCACTGGTAAAGTTATGAACAAGAGAAAGAACAGAAACAAACGGGGGATTATCACCGTGGGAGGCAACCTCATGGCACCCGGACAGAAACGGCCGAACGTCATCGTGCTCACGCAGCCCAAACGTTTCGGACTGGACATAGCGGACTACATGGCAGCCATACGGGCCGCTGAGAACGTGGATTTCTCACGGCGTTACAAACTGTACGACCTGTATTCGGACATCCTTATGGACACACACCTTTCCTGCGTGATTGAAAAGCGCAAGAATGCGGTGCTGTGCTCCGAAATAGAGTTCCAGAGGAACGGGAAACCGGACAAGGCGGTGAACGAACAGATACGTTCCCCGTGGTTCAACAGGCTGGTGGGGGACATCATCGACGCCAAGTTTTGGGGCTTCACGCTCTGCCAGTTTTACAAGGAAGGGGAATGGGCGGACTACGACCTTATCCCGCGCAAGCACGTTGACCCCATAAAGAAGCTGATTCTCCGCCACCAGACGGACATAACAGGACTTCCCTGGGACAATTATACGGACTTGCTGTTTGTCGGCAGTCCTGATGACCTGGGGCTGCTGGCCAAAGCGGCACCGTGGGTCATCTACAAACGGAACACCACGGGCGACTGGTCGCAGTTCTCTGAGGTGTTCGGTATGCCCATACAGGAGTATATCTACGACTCTGACGACGAGGAGTCCAGGCAAAGGGCGATGGAGGATGCTGCCAATGCCGGGAGCCTCGCCCAGTTCTTCCACGCCAAGGACACGGAGTTCAAACTGACGGAAGCCGGAAACAAGACCGGCTCCGCAGAGGTGTACGAGCATCTTTGCGAACGGTGCAACAATGAGATTTCAAAGCTCATGCTCGGCAATACGCTGACCACTGAGTCGTCTGAAAATGGCACACAGGCACTTGGAACCGTACACAAGAAGGTGGAGGACAAGGTGGCCCAGGCAGACAAGAGGTATGTCCTGGACGTACTCAACTATGATATGGCCGACATATTCGCACGCATAGGCATCAATACGGCCGGCGGTGAGTTCTGTTTCCCGGAGAAAAAGGACATCGACCCCACTTCAAAGACCAACATCCTCACCCAGCTGAAAACGAGCTTCAACCTGCCGGTGTCGGACGATTACCTGTACGAGGAGTTTGGCATTGAAAAGCCTGCCAACTACGAGCAGATGAAGAAAGAGCAGGAAGATGAACGTATAAGGAAAGAGGCTGTTACCGCGCAAATCCGCAAGCAAGACGGAGATGACAAGAATACGGACAAGGACGACAGCGGCAAGGAGCCGGAACCCACGCCCGCACAGAAAAAATCCTTCCGAAGCTGGCTGGCCGGTTTTTTCGGGAAAGCCCCGTCAGACGGCGGGGCAGCTTTAGACTGGTAGTCGATGAACTCTACGGGGCCAAGGACGGCGACGTCTCCACCGGCTTTGAATTTTCCGACGAGGTGCTCAGGCGTGCCCTGCTGAACATTTACAGCAAGGACTTCCGCCCGGCCACGGAAATTGAGGTGAACCTGTTCGGCGAGATATGGGCACAGATGAACAACGCGACCCGGAAAGGGTTCCGAAAATCCAAAGCCACAGATCCGGACGAGGACTTCAAGAATGCCATCCTACGGAATAATGCCGTGTTCTCGGCGTTCAAGGTACACCGGATGCAAAATGACATGGCACGCCTGCTGCTGGATTCGAACGGCAATCTGAAGCCGTTCGAACAGTGGAAAAAGGAGGTCATGCCCATCGCTTCGCATCAGGTCGGTGCCTGGCTGCGCACGGAATACGATACGGCGGTCATACGCGCCCATCAGGCGGCTGACTGGAAGCAGTTCGAGCGTGAGAAGGATATCCTGCCCAACCTGCGCTGGATGCCCTCTACCTCCGTTCATCCGGGGGCCGACCACAAACGCTTCTGGGGAACGGTGCGTCCCATCGACGACCCGTTCTGGAGCGAGCACAGGCCTGGCGACCGGTGGAACTGCAAATGCGGCCTGTCGTCCACGGACGACCCGGCCACTTCCGTTCCAAGCTCCACAGACAAGGACAACCCGCAGCCCGGACTGGAAAACAATCCGGGAAAGGATGCCAAACTTTTTTCCGACAAGCATCCGTATCAGAAAGAAGCGCATAAGGGTGCCAAAAAGGCCGTTGACAGGCTGACGGCACGCATCGATGAGATGATTGCCGAAATGCCGGACAACCTCACCGGGGAAGAGAAGATGGCCATTGCCAGGAACAACCTCGAAATAGAAAAGGCACTTAAAATCACGAAAGGGAAGCCGATGGATGTGGATAAGGCTGACAAGCAGAATGCCAACCCAAAACACGTGATGTCATTCATTCCAGACCCCAATGGAGCATACAGAGACAAGGCCGGACACAGATTTAGGAAGAATATGGACTTCGACCGGAAAAGGGATGAACCATATAATATCAACTGCCAGACCTGCGCCCCGGCTTACGCTTTGCGATTGAGGGGATTTGACATAACGGCCAAAGGGAATACGCCTGGCTCGAAACTCGAATATCTGAGTAATGGCATGAATGTATGGGAAGCATGGAGAAACCCGGACGGGACAGCGGCATCCCATATAAGCATGAACGATTGGATGGCATCCAAAGGATACCAAAAACTAACGGCCAAGCGTTACCGGGAGTTTTTTGAGGAGATTTGCAAGGAGGAGGGTGTCTATGAATTGAGTATCGGTTGGAAAGGGAGAGGCGGTCATGCCACCATCCTGCAACGGTTCAAAAACGGTGAATTGCGATATATAGAACCCCAAGAGGACAATTCGCAAGGCTCCGGAATGGCATGGAAAGATATTGCTTATTTGTGCGAAAATGGTGCGTCAAGCGTCCACCGATGCAGGGGCATCATGCGAATTGACAACAAGCTATTCAACCTCAATTTCATCAGCATCTTTGACATATAAGCTTATGAAGTCGAAGACGGACGGACCTGTAATGTCAACGGCTTCCCCATCCTTGTACAGATACAGATGCGGAAAGCCTATGGTGAGATCATCCGGGAGATGCAACAACCAAGCCTTTTGGCCGTCCACATCGCCCAGGTATTCCAGACTCCCACCGTATTGCTCCATAAGCTCACGGGCCTCGCTCTTTACTTCTTCGGGTAAATTCATAAACACACAAGAGGCTGGATTGATGCCTCCGTTGCAAAGTTACAAATTATTCTTGAATTACTGTTGATTATGCACATAAAAGATTTCGCGAAACTGATAGAGCGTAAACGCAAGGAACTGGATACGGCCATGCGGCGCAGAATGCCGGTCATAGCCGGACGCATGGCCAAAGACCATTTTCAGGACAACTTCCGGCAGGGAGGGTTCGTCAACAGAGGGCTGCACCCGTGGCCGAGAGCTAAGAGACTGTCATCGGGAGGCACTGATGCCGCCAGCAAGTACGGAACGCTGCTTTCCGGACGTAACCATCTTTTCAGCTCCATCAAGTATATGCCATCCGACTACCGGGTGACCGTTGCCAACGAACTCATATATGCCCCTATACACAACTGGGGCGGTACGGTATCCGTGAGCGTGACTGACCGCATGAGGCGCTTTGCCTGGGCGAAGTTCTACAAGGCTTCAGGACGTGCAAGAAAAGCCGCCACAGGGCAAAAGAAAGGCCGAAAAGGGGGTAAAAAGCAACAAGCGGCCAACCCGCAGGCTTCATTCTGGAAAGGGCTTGCACTCACCAAGAAAAAGAAGCTGGACATACATATTCCGCAAAGGCAGTTCCTGGGCGAAAGCGAGGAACTGACCACAAAAATAAACGAGAGAATCGAAAAGGAAATCAGGAACATCTTAAACTCATAAAATCATGGAAGAGATATTTATCGCCATCATGGAGCAGATTGCCTGTGAAATGCCGGAACTGTCGCTCATCGACGAAGACTACGGCCAACTGGAAATGGGAGCGGAAGAAGACCACTATCCGGTCACGTTCCCCTGTGTGCTGATAGGGAACACTGATTCGAACTGGAACGACCTCGGCTACGGGGCACAGAACAGTGAATCACTCATCACCGTCCGCCTTGCCATCGATTGCTATCATGACACCAGCTATGCCTCCGGCACCTACGATAAAGCACGTGAACGTCAGCAGATGGCGAACAAACTATACAAAGCGCTACAATGCCTGGAATGTTCGGAAAACGCCTCGCCGCTTGTCCGGGAAAAAAGCCGGGACTATGCGTTGCCGGGATATATCAAGGTTTTTGAGATGACCTTCTCGTTCACGCTGCATGACGAGTCAGCGATGGAATCATAGGACGGGGAACAGTTCAAGCTGGGCGGCGGTCAGACGGGGAACCTTCACTTTGGGCAGGGGCTTGATGTCCTTATTCTTGCCTTCGCGGGACTTGCGCCGGATGATGGCCATGATGCGTTCCTCGGATATGAAGAACTCGCGTTCCGACAACACGCGCAACGCATCGTCGAAGCGCAGCCGCTGCACCTCCGTCCAATAATAGTAACGGCGGCACAGGGCCTCGTCACGCAATTTTATCAGTTCTTTGTCCCGGCCTTTTCCCATAGCTTAATTTCTTAACACAAAGATAGTTGATTCCAGACTATTTTATGCACAAAAGCGCCGCAAATATGCAAATTGCGGCGCTTCCTGTTTAAGGTGTCAACCATTTAGCCTACAGGCGGCAGAAACTCGGCTCTATCCGCGTCCACACGCCATTGTCGGGGTTGCGCTGGGAGAAGTAGTAGTTGGTGGCATTCCGCTGCACCACATTGGCTTCCTTGAACAGGCGCATAATCGCTGCATATTCCTCGTCGAACTTGTCCTCCAACTCGTACAGCTTCGAGATGCTCTTGTAGTCCAGGTCGCCCATCTTGTTGCGCTCCAGCAGCGTCATCGCCATCTGGTACATCGGATCGTCAGCCCCTTTCTCGCTGTTTTGCATGTAGCGTTTCAGGTAATCGATCAGGCGTTCGGCAGCCATGTCGGCACGCTCGTCGAAACCTTTCACCTTGTTGCTTTTCACCTCCAGCCGAAAATCACCGTCGGTGATGGTGTAGCTGCGCTGGTCGTCACTCTTCACCTGCCCGTACTCCTTCATGACGGCCGTGAACCCTTCGGTTTCTGTTTCCAACCAATCGCGGAAGAATTTCACGTCAGCCACGAGTCCGGTCACCTTGGCCTTCACCTCGTGCATGAACTCGCCGCGCAGGGCCTCATAGGTCTCGCGGCGGGCAATGCGGTCGTCTTTCTCCTCCTGCTGCAACTGGGCCAGCAGGGCAGCCCTTTGTTCCTTGGTCATGGACTTTACGTCCACATTCTGCATGTTCTGTTCCATTGTCTTTGTCTTTTGGATTAAATACTGTATTCTTCCTCGTAATCCTGCATTTCCGGTTCCGGCGATGCGGATAAAATCTCATGCCTTCCGTATGCCCAGTCGGCCAACTCGCCGAAGAACTCGGCCTGTTCGTCCCATTCGTACCCCTCGGTGGCTTCCGTCACCTGCCGGCGTACCATTTCCAGTGCTTTTTTCAATTCTGCATTCATCTTTTATCACTTTTAGGGTTTTCTTTCTTGCGGCGGATGATGCGCAGCTTGACGAGCAGCGCATCCAGTTCCTCGCTGTCCAGCTCGCGGAACACCTTTCCGGCTATCCGCTTGTTCTGGCAATAGGCATCCACCTTGCCCCAGTCTGCCGTGTCCACACCGAGCAGTTGGAGCTGATGGAGCACCGCACTCCGTTTCCGTTTCATCTCCCTTCGCCAGGCTTCCCGCCGTTCGTCATACCCGGCAACACGCTCCATTTCATTGCACATGGACTGATATTCGTTGGTTGCCATGAGATGAAGGTGCGTGGTGCGGCCGTTCGTGTACTGGTAGACCAGCGTTTCCTTGTCCGCACCGGGCAGTTTGCCCAAAAGGGCATAAAACCTTGCGTAGTTGCGTTCCGTTTCCATAGCTTATGCGTTTATGGTCACTTCAAACAACACCTTGATGCCGCATGAACTGGCCACGTCAAGTTCCAGCTTAGCTCCCTTGCTCAGTTCCCAGTCCTTCAGCATATAGATATAATCACATCCGAGCAGCAGGGCGATGTCCGCCCTCATGTGTTCCCTCCAGTGTGCTTCTTCCGGCAGACCGTTCTTGAACGGGTTGACCGGGTCGAAGCCCATACGTTTCAATACTTTCTCCGCATCGGCAAACGCAGCCTTGCGCTCGCCAAGGTCATAGTGCGCTATGGCACCGCTGATGTAAACCTTCTTATTCATTCTCCTTTGATTTTTGGTATTCCAGATGCCTTCTGTAACGTTCGGGTACCACCACCTCGTAATTGCACTGGCGGCAGCATTCCCCGCTTTCTTTTACCGGGTATGGATTGTAACCGTGTCCGGTAAACGTCATGCCGCAGATGCAGCATGTCTGTTCTTCGTCTTTTTGTTCCATAGTCATAAATCTTTTATGTTCACCTTGCATGATGGATGCCATACCTGGATGTTCCGGGCAAACATCACGTCCCGCGTTTCTATCACTATGTGACCTCTGGTCTTGGCTTTGCGAAGCCGGAGGTCACTTTCAATGTTTCGCTCCGCCCAGTCCCGCGCCACTTCGGCAGCCTCGTCCTTTGGCAGCAGCAACTGGTACAGCTTATTCTCCCATTCCATCTTCCGCCTCCCTTCCGTCCGTCAGGGCCTTGGCGGCACCTTCCTCCCATATCACGTAAGGCTCTCCCGGATGTTCCATGAAGCGGCTCTTGCACCAGGCCTTGAAGCAACTTACCATAATCTTCACGTCAGCATCGTACTCCACCTTCCGGGCTGTCCGGCCTGCCGGGTGCATCCCCTCGGCATGGCTGATGAAAATGAGCAGCTTCCGGGGATGCCGTTCCTTGAACGCCTTGTAGTCCGGGTAACTCAGACCGCTGTACTGGAAGCTGTCAATAATCACTACGCCGGGGCTTCCTCTGCGCTTCAGCCGCTCTTCGAGGCTGTCCATCGGCTCGCGGTCAAGTATGACCAGCCGTTTCTTCACTTCTTCCATCTTATGACGCTTCAGAGACATCTGAAGGGAAAGGCCGGTGCTTTCCTCCAGACTGTCGTATATCACCTTGCCGAACGTACAGAGGTACTTGGCCAACTGCATCACGAACGAACTCTTGCCGTTGCCGCTCGCGCCCCAGACTATCCAGACCCCGCTCCGGGCCGGACGGCCGATGGAGGCCAGCCACGGGCCGGTAAATTCATATCGGGGTATCTTCATGTTCAGCACCTCTTTGGGGCTGTAAGCTCGTTTCAATCGCATAGCTCGGTTCCTTTCTTCAGTTCGCTGATAAGGGCATCTGCATAATGTACTGCACATTTCGCCGCTTCCTCGGCAGACAGCCATACATTTGAACCATCCTTAAAATCAGGCAATACACTCTTGGCAATCTCATACCGCCGTTTTTCCCAGTCCGGCTCGTTCATCTTTCTCATTTCACGGTGGATGCCGATGACAGCATCCATCGCCTGCATCTCTATCTTTGTCATCATGCCTGTATCCTCCTCAGTTTCTCTATTTCCGTATATACCCTGCGGAGTCCGCCGCCGGTGGCGTTCACAATCCGGGCGATGTCCGAACCTTCTGGTGCGTTCACCTTGGCCACGATGGCGGCCTGTGCCTTCAGGAACTTCTCGCGCTCCCTTGCGTCGTCCGGTGTCACCTTGCTGTACGTGTCACCGTAGCGACTCAACATCTCGGTATAGCCCACCTTCTTGCCCTCGATGGCGCGGTTTATCTTCTCCTTCAGCCCGTCCGCGCCCATCATGTACCAGGCGCAGCAGCGTTCCGTGGCGTTCCACAGGGCCTTCAGCTCCAGGAAGGCTTCATATTGCAAATCTCCCGCCTCGTCCAGCACCACCAGCGGCGTGTCTATCGTCCGCAGGTAGGCCACAAGGTCTTCGTACACGTCGGAGTAGCGTCCGTAACTGCCTACGCCGAACTCCTTGGCGATGTACCGTATCAGCTTCAGCTTGGTCTTCACCTGCGAGCAGTCCACGTACACGGCGTTCTTGTGCTGTTTCACGTAAGCCTTTGCCGTAAAGGTCTTGCCGATGTTCGGCATATCGCACAGGATGGCGCTCAGGCCGCTGTCCTGGCACGCTTCCAGCTGCTTGCTGATGAACACGTAGGTCGGCGTCTTGGCGACCGTCCACGGCATTTCCGTGCGCAACTGCACACCCAACCTCCGGGCTATGCCCACCCAGTTGGCGTCGCTCACCTGCTTTTCGTAGTTTCCTTTCTTGATGGCGTTGTACACGCTCGCCGCTATGCCCAGTGCTGTTGCGTGGCGGTTGTCGCTGGGATAATTCTCACGGTCGGCGGCTATCGCCCCCGCAATCCGTTGTTTCACTTCGTTCGTTATTTCCATTTTGAATGCTGTTTTAATGTCCTTCCAATATCGTTAAAGTTTGGCTACCGCGTCGGTTTCGTAATGTGTCACGTCCAGGTATGCGGAGTAGTCGTCCTCCCCGGTATGTGGCTTCACCTCCACCGCCTCGGCCTTTATGTCCGTTATCTCCTTCGTTTCTTCCTTGTTGAGGATGCCGACCCGGCTTATCTTGCCGTCCTTCATCATCTTGTCGAACCTGGCTACGTACTTCGCCTGTCCCGTGTAGGCGGCCTTGTCCGCCTCCGTCTGTTCGGCGGTGTTCTCATTGTAACGCGTCACGGGCTTGCAGGTGGCGATATAACGTCCGTGCTGGTAGATATACACCTCGTCGATGTTTCCGCCCGTGTCGGGCAAATAATAGGCTTCCACCTTGTAGTTCCTCGGCTCCAGCTTGGCGATGATTTCGGGGTCGGGCAACCCAAAGTTCTTGTACTGCACAGTGAAATAGCTGTTGTTCCGTATGGTCGTTTCCGTTTGGAAACCGATGTAGCGGTAAAGCACGGCTTTGTCCCAGGGTGCAAGGTTCGGGTTCTGGCGGGCGCAGAGCACGTCCCAGCGTGTCATGCCGGGGTATTTCTTCTGGTTCGGGTGCAACTGGCTGTTGTACTCGCCGATGGCGTGTATGTCGTCGGCCACAAGCTCATCGTAGGTGTAGCTCTTTACCTTGTAGGTGTTGTTCTTCTCGTCGTACACCTTCTCCTCTTTCGGGCGGTTGGCTTCCAGTTTGGCGTACCATCGTCCGATGCCCACCTGGGTGCGCTTTTCCACGCCGTACTTTTTCGCCCTGTTGAAATGCTCGGCGCGTTTCTCGCGTGAATTGCCGGGGTTGCACCAGCGTATCAGGGGGAACACCGTGCCGGCCTGCATCAGACCGTCAGCGAAGTCGCTGACCAGGTGGTGCTCCACCTCCAGCTCAGCAGGGATGTACATGCCGTTCCGGTCAAGGGTCTGGAACATGTTCCTCATACAGTCAAGGAACAGCTCGGCGGTCTTCAGCCGGTTGTAGGCGTAACCCACCACGGCACCGCTCACCACGTCGTAGGCATAGTAGGCTTTCACCCTGTTGCCGTCCTTCATCGGTCGCGGCAGGTCGCGGTCGTCGAGTGAAATCTTGCTCAGCGAATATTCTCCCACATGGCGCAGGTGGTACGGTCGGTAGGCGTTGTTGAAGTCCCACTGGCTCATGTGCAGCTTGGCACGCAGGGCCTTGTTCTTCGGGTTGTTCAGGTAGTTGACCACCGTTCCAGGACTCAGCACTATCGGGTTGCCGTCCTTGTCCGTGAAGTCTGCCGGGTTGAGCACCTCGCCCGTTTCCGGATCAAAGAGTTCCAGGTCTCCCTGCACGAACATGTTGTATTGTTCCCATACCGTGGTATTGAATGGCTGTTCCGGCTGGCCGTCTATTGCCAGCAACAGCCGCTCGATGCCGTATGTTACTTTCCGGCGGTTCTGGTTCATGAACTTTCCGCTGATCAGGCTTTCGTAGCCTTTCGTCCGGAACTCGCTCACTTTCCGCTTGAAGCGGTTGGCGCTCATCGGCAGAGTGTGCCCGAACTCCGACTGGTAGTAGCTGATGGCACCGGCCATTTCGCCCCAGTTCACCGGGCCGCCCTTCATCGCCTTTCGCATCAGGACGGTGTCCTCCATCACGGCCAGCACGGCTTCTATCACCGATGCGTTCACCGTGTACTCCTGTATGTGCTCCGGTGGCAGCGCGTCGCCATTCTCGAAACGGAAGGCGGTGTAGAACTCCCGTGCCTTCGCGTCGATGCGGAAGTGGCTGCCGAACCAATTCTTAAGAATGTCCTCTTTCATATCTCCGTATTTTTCCTTGATTTTTTCCTGAAACCGCATGGGGAGGGTTGCCACCTCTACCAAGGCATAGTTGCCAAGTCCTTTCCCCTGACGTACCACGTTGATTTTGCCATTTGCCGACAGCTTCTTGTAGTTGGAATCCGACATGACGGGATTCGGCTCACAAGTCAGGTCATGGTGCGATATGCACAATATCTTTCCGTAGTACTCCATCGTGTTCTCGTCTTTACAAGGCTGCTGCCATCTGCTCAACTTCGTACTGCAGCTGCATGAGGTCGGGTACGGTGATGTTCTTGTAACTGTCCTTAAGTTGTCCGTCCACGTACACCGAAACATCTCCGGTTTCTTTATCCACCACAAGTTTCACTCTTGGCCCGAAAGTTTGGGTCATGGTCTTCTCGACTTCTTCATGCGTAGTTTCGCATTTCGGCATATAACCGTCAGTCAGCTTGCCGCCGCGTTTCAGGGCAAGCTGGCGAATCCGGCGTGCCTGGTCACTGTCACGCTTGAAGTTCAAAGCCTGCCATACGGCCTGGCGCGAACACTTGAAAGCCTTCATCAGGAAGGTCTTTGTTTCATTGTCGGTCAAAATCTGCTTTCTCATTTGATTATCATTTTGAATTGTTGTTACCTTGTGTCATAAATCGCGTATGGCCTTTTCTGCAATCCCGTCAACTTCCGATTCTCCTTTGCAGAGTCTTTCGTAAAGCCGGGTGCCTCTTTGCAATTCCTCGCACAGAACCTGCAACGCTTCCTCGCATACGCACGACACGTTCTCTATCACCCGGCAGGCGTCCGAATCCTCCTGTTCTACTTCTGTCATAAGATCCTTAGCCAATGCCAGAGCTTGGTCAGCAATGTTCTGCGTGTGTGTCGTGCTGCCGATCAGAGTTCGCAGTTTTTGTTTGTACTGAGCCTCCTGTTTTTCCCTCAATCTCTTTGTCATAGTTACCAGTCTTTTGATTTGTAAAACTTCGTGGGGCGCGGGGAGTCGAACCCCGGCGGCTGTCCTACGCTTTCATGTTTTCGCTTTCGATTTTCAAACTTTCCGGCCGCGCCGTCCGGACCGCCCCTTGCCCGTCTTTCCGAGCTGCCAGTTATCCGGCAATCTATTTGCCTTGTTCTTCTATTATCGAAAGGACAACCTTTCTGTCTTCATCCCAAAGCGGAAGCCCCAATTCGATAGTCCGCTTCACCACATCCATTTCCCCGACCAGCTTCACTGCCTGATTCCGGAAATCGGTATCGTCATACGCGTGTGCTTTCCCTATCAGGAAGTCTGCCAACTCGTTGATGGCATTCTTTTGCCGCTCACATTTCATCTCATAGTTCAACACTCTCACATGAACATCGCGGATAATTCGGCTGTCCCCATGTTTCTTGAAGTCCTTGCAGAACTCGTCCTTATTCATTGAGGTGTTCAAATAGACCGCATGGATGTAGTCAAACTCCTCCTCTGTCGGCTTGATGCCTGTTCTATCTTCAAATTCTTTCTGTGTCATATCGTTCTATTTTAATTCAATTCTATATCTATCGCATCCAAAAGGTTGTCCGTCCTCATGCTGTTAACCGAGAGGATGGCTTTCTTGATGCCATTATCCTTCATCCACTGCCTTGCCTTGTTGATGGCGGCTTGCTTGTTGCTTCCGTCCGGGATGAATGCGCCAAGGTCGTTATAGTTCCCGTCGGTCAGTTCAAAATAGTAACGTCTCATATTCCTTACTTCTAAATTCGTTTATCTCGCGCCATTTTCGTATATTTGGCCGCTGTTTACGTCTTAAACACGCTGCAAATATAAACAATATGAGTAAAACAGAAAAACAAAACGAGAATTATTTTCTCAGAACGAGTAAAATTTAGCAGAAATGGACAAAAAAGAAAGGTTATTAGCCCTAATAGACCACTTTGCGAATGGGAATAAAACGCAATTCGCAGGGATGATAGGTGTATCTCCACAAGGATTAAGTACGTGGATAAGTAGAGATACATTCGACACTGAGCGCATTTACTCAAAATGCGTAGGCGTTTCTCCTCATTGGCTATTAACCGGAGAAGGTCCTATGCTTGAAAACGATAATACAGGTTGCCAACGTCAGATTGAGCCTGCACATCACGTTCCCGATAATGTTCAGGAAGGCATTCCTCTTATCCCATTGAGCGCGATGGCTGGAGCGTTCACTGGCGAAACCTCCGTGATGGAATACGAATGTGAGCGATATGTCATCCCTGCGTTCAAAGGTGCCGACTTCCTCATTCAGGTCAAGGGCGACTCCATGCAGCCGACATACTATTCCGGCGACCTCGTGGCCTGCCAGCGTGTCCCTCTTAATGATTTGTTCTTCCAATGGAACAAGACATACGTGCTCGACACCGCGCAAGGGCCGCTTATCAAGCGTATCATGCCCGGATCAGACAGCAGCCATGTGCTGATTGTGTCAGATAATGATAGCTATCCTCCATTTGAACTATCGAAGAGCCAGTTCCACGGCGTGGCTCTTGTGCGCGGTCTTGTCCGCCTCGAATAACCGCACACTCGGCACAATACAGGCGCATGCACACCCTATTTAAGGTCATCGGGGCATGAAAACTGACGGAAATCACTATTTATCAGGCATATCCAGCCATATATAATAAGGAGTGAGCGCAAAATAAGTGTCATTTTTCCTCTCTGAAAACGTGGAAAAACGGCACTTGTTTGCATTTTGGTATAAGTTTCCTACTTCGGACGTACACTCAAAAAAGCGGAAAAGTAACCCTAAAAGTAACCCTAAACTCCACAAAGGGGTAACTCTAAACAGTAACCCTAAGAGTAACCCTAAATCAAAACGGACACAAAAAAAGGGGGCATCGCGCCCCCTTATCAGCATTCAAGGAAATAACGTCCGAAAGCCTCTCTAACGACGTTATTTTTTCGTTCTAATCACCAGCCTTTCTACCGCCCGAAATAAGCGTAGACTGCTTTATAATAGCCTTTTTCGTGCATACTGTGCCATTCCCGGACAGCCCGGCATGAAGCAAGTAATTCTTTGTCGCTCCCACCTGTTCGGCTGTCAGAACCGTATAAATGGCCGAAATGGAGCTGAAATACCAGTCCTTTCGCCTCGATCCGTCTATGTTATGCAGTAAATGCACATGGATAACCTTTGCCATATCGTATGATTTTCAGGTACAAATATACCAAATAATCATTATTTGGAAGAAAATCAATAATACAAAATGAAGAAACGCCACCAAAAAAACGGCCACAAGGCCGTCGAGCCATCCGCATCGGTAATATTGTCCACGGCATCCCAAATGGAACGGGCACAGGCCACGAAAACCGCCCCAGAAGCCCAATTTAAGCGGTATCGGCACCTCGATGTAAAGTTATGGAGCCGGAATAGACAATGATACCCCATCAAATGTAAAGCCGATGTAAGCCAATGTAAAGCTGAAAAACCGCTTCGAATTATTTTTCCCTTCCATACATCCGTCCGTAACCTCCTATAAACAAACAACTTTCGCCGTTTTGCCCGCCATCATTGAAAAACCGCTTCGTTATACGCCCCATA